GTTACACAGATTGCCAATAAGCACGAAATGAATGTGGAAATATATGCAGATAACGAATTTTTTGAAAGGCTTGACCAAAATCAAGAAACGGATTTGGCTTTTATTAATAGAGTTGTCAAGGAAACAGGACTGAATATGAAAGTATCTGATGACAAGATAATCATTTTTGATGATGAAGAAATGGAAAAGAATGATACTGTTGAGATTTTTAATATTAATGATGAGAGAATTAGAAGTTTCAGCTTGAAAAAGAAAAATAAGGAAATTTATGATAACGTTGAAGTTTCCTATTATGATCCTGACAAGAAAAAAGTTATTAAGGAAATTATTACAAAAAAAGAGCTTGAAAAACGTAATCAAGTTACAACTGAAAGCTCAGAAGAAAAATCATCAGAAAATAAAAAATCAAAGAACAATAGCAAATCTTCTAAAAATAAGAAATCTAGTAAAAAGATTAAATCCAAGAAAAAATAAGAGGTAAAAATGAGTTATGCGTCTTTTAAAAAGGAAAAAAGTAAAAAAACAGGAAGTAAAAATTCCTCCAAAAAAGGAAAAACAGTTAAGGAATCGAAAGAGAAGTTAAAAAATAAAGCTGAAGGTAAAAAGGGCAGAAGTAAAAAAGAAAAAACTTTAAAAATTAAGACAAAAGGGAAAAGTACAGCCAAGAAAGTAGCTAAAAAAACATTAAAAGAAAACATGAAACAGGAATATCAGATAACTTTAAATGTTGATGGAAATACTAAATACTTGGCAGGAGCAATAATAGAACTAGATGAGAGCTGGGGAAAATTTGAGGGTAAATATGTTATAGATAAAGTAACGCATAATGTAACTGGTGACTACGCTTGTGAAATCAATGCTATGAAACTTGGAGCAAGAGAAAACGCCGAGCAAAATGCAATTAATCAAACTAAAGAGGAACAACGGCAAAAAGAAGCAGAAAAACAGGCTAAATCTAAAGGCAGAAAAGGTAGAAGTAGTAAGAGTTCTAGCAAGAAAAGAGGACGAAAAGCTAGAAATAAGAAGAAGTAAATTATTTATAGGACAATTACAATTAAATATAATAACTGTGATAAAAAAATCGTTGACTTTATACGTATTTTGATGTATAATTTATTTGAGGTGGTTAGGATGCCAATGAATTCAAAAGAAATGATTAAATTTTTGAAGAGAAATGGTTTCACCGAAATAAAAGGTGGAAAAGGCTCTCATAAAAGATTTAAGAATTTCGATACCGGTAAGGTAACCGAAGTGCCTTGTCATAGTGGGGAACTTAATAAGAATCTCGAAAGAGCGATATTAAGACAAGCAGGATTGAAATAAATCCTGTTCCCCATTTCAAAAATAGGAGGATAATTATGTATGTAGTGTACCCAAGCATTTTTTCTAAAGAAAAAGAAGGCTATAGCGTTCATTTTCCTGATTTAGGCGGTGCGACATGTGGCAGCGATTTAGAAGATGCCTACTATATGGCAACAGACTATATAGGTACGGTATTAATGGAAGATTTTTTAGAAAAAAAAGAACTTCCAAAAGCAACAGAAATTGAAAAAATAGATATAAGAGCCTATTTTGAAACATTATACGATAAAGATACAGAAAAGAAAGAAATAGAAGAAGCTGTAAAAAATTCATACACAACTTTAGTTGGATTAGATTTACTGAAATACGTTAAAGAAACACAAAAAACAACGGTTAGAAAAAATGTAACTATACCAAGCTGGCTTAATGAAACAGCAAAAAGATATAATATAAATTTTTCAAAAGTGTTGCAAGAAGCCTTAGAGAAAGAATTGGAAATAGAATAGTTTTTTAAAAATATTTAAAATCACAGTTATTAATTTAGCTGTGATTTTTTTTGTTACAAAAAAAGTGATAAGGCAGGTGGTTAAATTGATTGAAACATTAAAGGCAGGAGAAGTGAGTGCGATAGATTCAAAAACTGGAAAAGTAAGAGTTCTGTTAAAGGGCGATGACGATAAAACAACGGACTGGCTTAATGTGTTAGTTCCTTATTCTGAAAGCCACAGTGATAATTATACACTTGGACTAGGACAAACTGTTTATTGCTTATTTTTTTCAGAAATGCCTGAACAAGGTGTTGTGCTTGGTTGTCCTATGCGTGGTGCTTCTAGTAGTGAAAGTGAAGTAAAAAGAACTTTTTCTGATGGTGGAAGCTGGAGTTATGATAAAAATACGTTGACTTTGAATATTGGCAAGATTTTAATTAATGGAGATTTAGAAGTCAGCGGAACTACAAAAACTGGCGGAAGTATTAATCTTAATACACATAAACATAGTGGCGTTATGATTGGTGGAGATAAGACAGGAGGACCTGAATAATGATAGGAAGTCTTGGAGATGTGGTATTTGAAGTATCTGACAAAAAAGTATTTTCAATCAATAATCAGATAAATAGATCATATAAATCTAAAATTTCTGAACACAACCCAATATACGGTCCTGGTATGTTAAGACATCAAGGCAGAGAATTAACGGAAATAACTTTTGGAATTACATTGATTTCTTCATTATTACAAGAAACAACACCATCCGAACAGCTTGATAAAATAAAGACTATGTGGGAGTTCGGAGAGTATAGTTATTTAACATTAGGAGGACAGACATTTGGAGCTTTTCCGTTTTTAATAATAGATATAAGTGAAAAGAATTCTTATTTCAACAGAGAAACTTCAGAATTTGATTATATAAATTTAGACCTAACATTAAAGGAATATATAGATGATCCTAAAAAATATAATCAGATAATAGAACAGTTAAAAGCTCAAAAGAAAGAGCAGGAAGAGCTTGTTGAAGTAGAAGCTGTGAACGTTGAAGTCGAGCAGAAAACAAAATTACAGGAATTTGCGAAAAAAGTAAAAAATAAAGTAGATAGCACGCTTGAAAAAGTAGATAAAGCTATTCAAATCGCAGAAAACAAGAAAAAAGAAATATTGAGCCAGCTCGAAAAAATCAAAAAAGATGCCAAAATTGACGAACTAATGAATTTAGTAAGGGCTGGAATGATTACGGCAGATAAAGTTAATGAAATGATTGATTATGCTAAAAATTTTTCTGAAACCGACAGACAGATCTTACTGAATTTTTTGAGAAATCAGATTGGAGGTAAATAATGATACATGTTTCATCTAATCAGGAAATAAATTATTCTCCAAAAAATTATATTGAAGAAGTTGTAACAAATGTTGGAATGCTTTTAAGAGTTTGTAAGGAAGAACAGCCACTTAACCGTGATTTCAGTTTTGACAGCGATTTAATAGATAAAAATATAAACGTTGTGGAAAATAAAATAATGTCTCAGTTACTTGAGATGTTCAGGAAATATGAGCCGAGGGCAATTTTAAAAACCACAGAAATAAAAATGATAGATAAACACAATAATGATTTTGATATTGAACTGGGAATTGAGGTGATAAATATTGGATAATTTTGAGGAATATGAAGCGATAGACAGCGATGCTTGGGAAATAAAAAGAGATATGATTAATAAATTTCAGGAACTTAGTGGAAGGAGTTTGACAGAAGCAAGCCCCGAGACATTAATTTTCAGCACAGTAGCGTATCAACTGGCTTTGTTAGAAGAAAAATATAATGATGATATCAAACAAAATTATTTAAGATTTGCAAGAGATGAAAGGCTGGATTTAAAAGGTGAATTTTATGGAAATAGAGGAAAAAGGCTTTTTGAACAACCAGCGGTGGCAACATTCAGATTTTATATTTCAAGCATACAAGCAACAGATACAGTAATCCCCAAGGGCTCAAGAATCAGATATAACGAGCTTTATTTTGAAACAGATGAGGAATATAAAATAACAAAAGGAAATTTATCAGTTGACGGAAAAGCTACTTGCAACACATTAGGAACCATTGGAAATGGTATTCCAGTTGGACAAATTAAAGACATGGTTGATATATATCCGAATTATCAGAAAGTTGAAAATATTACTGAAAGTAATTCTGGAACAAGTGAAGAACCAGACGAGAGTTACAGGGAAAGAATAAGAGAAATTCCCGAGAGCTTTACAACGGCAGGAAGTTCGGGAGCTTATATATTCTGGACTAAAACAGCCAGTACCGATATCATAGATGTCAAAGTTCATTCTCCATCTGCAACCAATGTAGACGTTTATATTTGGACTGTTAGCGGTACAGTAAGTCAGGAGTTGAAAGAGAAGGTAAAAAGTGTATTAAATGAAGAAAATATAAGACCTTTAACCGATAAAGTAAATATCAAAGAGCCGAATAAAATTAATTATTCTGTGGATTTTGACTACTATATCGAAAAGGATAATGAAACTCTCGTAAATGTTATAAAATCTAATGTTGATAAAACCATTCAGGAATTTATTAACTGGCAGAAAGAAAAAATAGGTAAGGATATTAATCCGGACGAATTGATTAAAAGATTAAAAATTGCTGGAGTAAAAAGAGTGGTACTGAGAAGTCCTGCATTTCAAAAATTAGATTTTAATCAGATTGGAATAAATAATGGCATAACAAGTAACTATCAGGGAGTTGAGGAGCTATGATAACTGTACAGGATTTAAAATTAACTTATATAGCTGCAAGCTCAACTCTGACTGATGAACGGACAAGATGGATTTACGAATCTATAGATTATGCAATATTGAATCAGAAGAAAAGGATTATGAATAAGTTTTTTCTGAACATTGATAAGCTTACAGAAACAGAAATTGATTATCTGTTATGGGAATATCATGTTGACTATGTTGGAGAAAATGCAAGTCTTGAAAATAAAAGGGAACTTGTAAAGATAGCTGTAATTGCACATTTTAACAAGGGAACGCTTGGAAGTGTAAAGGCTATCTGTAAAATACTATTTGGTAACGCAGAAATAAAGGAATGGTTTGAATACGGAGGACGACCAGGCTACTTTAAAATATCTACATTGGGAGAGTTGAAAGATGAAAAAGATTATCTGAAAGTACTTGATGTGGTAAATGAATATAAGAATGAGCGTAGCTGGCTTGAAGCATTGACATTTGACAGGACTGCAGAGTTTGGAAAGCATATTGGTATATTTTCTGAAAAACTGATAATTAATATTCTGAATGAAAGAAACTTTGAACTTCCGTGGATGGAACAGAATTTAAGTGAAGGAATAATAAATGTAACTGTAAAAGAAAATACAATAGGGATTAGATAAGGAGGTAGTATGGCTAATTACATAGGTTGGATATTGACTAATAAAGGAAGGGAACTTCTTGCAAAAGCAATAAACAACGAGACAAAAATAAATGTGACAAAGTTTAAAATTGGAGCAGGATATAACACAGGAAATGATAGGGAGTTAACAGATTTATTGGATAAAAGAAATGAATTTTCTGTTAATTCTTACGAAAGAAAAGAAAATGGGATAGTGGAATTTACATTTATAGTATCGAATAAGACAGGGACAGGAGAAAGCACAATAACAAATTCTTATAAGATATCAGAAATGGGAATATATGCTCAGGATGATTCAGGAACTGAAATATTATATGCGTACAATAAAGGAACAGATGGCGATTATATCCCTGTTTACAATGGAAAAAATGCGATAGACATAGTAGAGAAATGTATTATTATAATAGATCAAACTGCTACTTTAAATGTAACAATAGATAGTTCAATGACTTACTTGACAAGAGAATCTGCAGATAGAAGATATCTGGAAATACAGGCATTAGCAAAAATAATAGGTCTAGAGTTTGGAGGAAATATCCAGAATACAGGGACAAAGACAACAGGAAAATTTTACTTTGATAACGTTACAAAATTTTATTACGAATGTATTGCTGACACTAATTTAACGTACAATGAAAGTTCTAAATTTAGAGCTATAAGTAATAAACCAATATCAGATAAATTAGAAAATTTGTACACAATTGAAACACATGTGATTTTTGGACATCTTACTCAAGCGAAAGTATTCAAAATTGGTAGGCTGTGTATACTATCAATGGATAGCAATGATGCTTGGAAAGGAGTCACTGCTGGCACAGTGCTTTTTAATCTTCCCGAAAAATTCAGACCTTTGCATTATACGGTTGCCCCGTTAGGACAATTGGGAACAACTGAAAATGCTGGGGTACAAATTGAAACTGACGGTCGTGTGATTTATAGAGGACACCAGTCAATTAAAGGAGCGTTGTATTTTAACGTTACTTATTTGACTAAGTAAAACAACAAAAAACAAGGAGGAAAACATAAATGAATGTTGTGATTTATGATAAAAAAAGTCTTGAGATAATAGCGAAACCAGTTATTACTAATTTAGAAGATTTTAAAAAAGATCCAAATTTGTTTTATCCAGACTGGGATTCGGAAAAACACATTTGGAACGAATTGGAATATAAGAGTCCTATTTTGGAAAAAGGAAATTTAAGAGAGTCAACAAAAGAGGAACTTTACAAGGCTGGAAAATACACTTTAGCCAGTAATGAGATGGTAGAAAATGACAAAATAATAACTGTAACATTATCTGAATTTGAGTATATCGAAGATAATCAGATAAAGTACAGAAAAGAAGGAAAAATTGAAAAACTGAAAGAAGAATTATACCAGTTAAGACTTGAAAGAGAAAAGAAGCCTTTCGAGTTTGAAGTAAAAGGAACTAAGTATTTACAACATAACAGGACGATAGACCAGTCCAATATAACTAAGATTTTATTCAGCTTAGTTCTGAAATTCGTTCTTGGGCTTATGGGAAAAATTGCTAAGGGTCAGAAGCTGGACTTCACTCAAGTTATGGCTGATTTGATGAATACAGAGTACAGCAACTGGAAGTTCTATACCGAGGACGGATCCGAAAAGTATGTGAATGTTTCGGTTCAAAAATTTATTGAAATGAGTGAGATAATGAGGAGGCATACGACTGTTTCAATGGTTGCCGAAACAACATTGTCCCACAGTTTGGAGAGCAAGACAGTTGAGGAGCTGAAAACGTTTAATTCTGAAACAGAGTACAATAAACTTTTTGAAAGTGAAATAAAGCAAGGTTAGGAGGTATTTATGCAGTTAGAAAAAGACAAGCTATATATATGTTTCCATAAGCCAAAAAGCATTATAGGCTTTTTGATAACATTAAGAACGTTAGGAAAATACTCGCATTGTGAATTCGTCTATAATGATTATGTATATTTATCAAATCCTGGTGGTGTACGTATAAAACCTTTTATTTATAAAGATAATATGGATATTTTTGAATTAAATAACCATATTGAAGTGCCAATTGTGTTGAAAGAGTTTGTGAAACTGAAAGGTAAAGGCTACGACTACGGAGCTATATTTTTCAGTCAGTTGTTGGAACTGGGAATTGAGCATAAGGATAAATATTTTTGTTCAGAATTGTGCATACATCTAATTAACAAGGGGTTGGACGAAAGTCTAACATATAATTTAAAGACATTGAAAGCTAGTGAGTTCAGTCCTGCAAAGTTGTATAAGTATTTAAAATTTATGGAATTAATAAAAGAAAAGGAAGTGGTATAAATGGATAGATTTGAGAAAATATTCGATCATCTGCTTAAAGTTGAAGGCGGATATTCGGATGACAAACATGATAAAGGTGGAAAAACTAAGTATGGAATCACTGAAGAAGAAGCAAGAGACTTTGGATATAAGGGAGATATGAGGGATATGCCTTTATCTATTGCTAGAGATATTTATGATAAGAAATATTATCATAAAAACAGGCTTGATACTTTAAAATCAGATAAGATAGCATTATCAATATGTGACTTTATCGTAAATAGTGGAGCTTGGGGTGCTAAGAAAGCACAGGCAGCATTGAATGAACTGGGATTTGATTTAAGAGTGGACGGAATTTTAGG